GTAATAATGGTGCTAAGGGCCAAAAGGGCGCTAATGGCTCTCAAGGCGGTCTAGGCCCTCAAGGAGGGAAGGGAAATCTTGGTCCTCAAGGTGAACCTGGTAATAATGGTGCTAAGGGCCAAAAGGGTGCTAATGGCTCTCAAGGCGGTCTAGGCCCTCAAGGACAAAAGGGAAATATTGGTCCTCAAGGTGAACCCGGTAATACTGGTCCTACTGGTCCTCAAGGTCCTGCTGGCGCTAAGGGCGCTACTGGCGCTCAAGGTCCTACTGGTCCTACTGGTCCTCAAGGCAACAAAGGAGAGAAGGGCCAAGATGGTCCTACCGGTCCAAAAGGAGCCGCTGGTGCTAAAGGCGCCACTGGCTCTCAGGGTCCTCAAGGAGATATAGGTCCCACTGGTGCCAAGGGTAATACTGGAGCACAAGGCCCTACTGGTCCTCAAGGTGCTCAAGGCGCAAAAGGTAATACTGGAGCACAAGGTCCTCAGGGTGCTCAAGGCGCTACTGGCCCCAAAGGAGACGTTGGTCCCAATGGCCCTGCTGGTAAAGGTGGTGACAAAGGGGAAAAAGGCCAAGATGGTCCTACCGGTCCAAAGGGAGCCGCTGGTGCTAAAGGCGCCACTGGCTCTCAGGGTCCTCAAGGAGATATAGGTCCCACTGGTGCCAAGGGTAATACTGGAGCACAAGGCCCTGCTGGTCCTACTGGCCCCACTGGTCCTCAGGGCGCTCAAGGCGCAAAGGGTAACACTGGAGCACAAGGTCCTCAAGGTGCTCAGGGTGCTAAGGGTGCTCAAGGCGCTCAAGGCGCTCAAGGTGCCCAAGGTCCTAAGGGCGACTTAGGTCCCACTGGTCCTACTGGTCCTCAAGGAGCACAAGGCTCTGCTGGTGCTAAGGGCGCCACTGGCGCTCAAGGTCCTGCTGGCCCTACTGGTCCTACTGGTCCTCAAGGAGCTCAAGGTCCCAAAGGAGATATTGGTCCTCAGGGCCCCCAAGGTGCTCAAGGTCCTACTGGTGCTAAGGGCAATGCCGGTCCTCAAGGTGACACTGGCAGTCAGGGCAACACTGGTCCTACTGGTCCTCAAGGAGCACAAGGTGCCAAGGGCAACACTGGCGCTCAAGGTCCTGCTGGTCCTACTGGTCCTCTAGGCCCTCAAGGCCCTGCTGGTGCCAAGGGCGCCACTGGCGCTCAAGGTCCTGCTGGTCCTACTGGTCCTACTGGTCCTCAAGGAGCTCAAGGTCCCAAAGGTGATATTGGTCCTCAAGGCCCCCAAGGTGCTCAAGGTCCTACTGGTGGTAAAGGCCAAAAGGGTGCTAATGGCTCTCAAGGCGGTCTAGGCCCTCAAGGAGGGAAGGGAAATCTTGGTCCTCAAGGTGAACCTGGTAATAATGGTGCTAAGGGCCAAAAGGGCGCTAATGGCTCTCAAGGCGGTCTAGGCCCTCAAGGAGGGAAGGGAAATATTGGTCCTCAAGGTGAACCCGGTAATAATGGTCCTACTGGTCCTACTGGTCCTCAAGGAGCACAAGGTGCCAAGGGTAACACTGGCGCTCAAGGCCCGGCTGGACCTACTGGTCCTCTAGGCCCTCAAGGCCCTGCTGGTGCCAAGGGCGCCACTGGCGCTCAAGGTCCTGCTGGCCCTACTGGTCCTACTGGTCCTCAAGGAGCTCAAGGTCCCAAAGGTGATATTGGTCCTCAAGGCCCCCAAGGCGCTCAAGGTCCTACTGGTGCTAAGGGTAACACTGGAGCACAAGGTCCTGCTGGTCCTACTGGTCCTACTGGTCCTCAAGGAGCTCAAGGTCCTACTGGTGCTAAGGGCAATGCTGGTCCTCAAGGTGACACTGGTAGTCAGGGCAACACTGGTCCTACTGGTCCTCAAGGAGCACAAGGTGCCAAGGGTAATACTGGAGCACAAGGTCCTGCTGGTCCTACTGGTCCTCAAGGCCCTCAAGGAGCTCAAGGTCCCAAAGGTGATATTGGTCCTCAAGGCCCCCAAGGTGCTCAAGGTCCTACTGGTGGTAAAGGCCAAAAGGGTGCTAATGGCTCTCAAGGCGGTCTAGGCCCTCAAGGAGGGAAGGGAAATATTGGTCCTCAAGGTGAACCTGGTAATAATGGTGCTACTGGTCCTACTGGTCCTCAAGGTCCTGCTGGCGCTAAGGGCGCTACTGGCGCTCAAGGTCCTGCTGGTCCTACTGGTCCTCAAGGCAACCAGGGAGACGAAGGCCCTCAAGGAGCTCAGGGTCCAAAAGGAGCCGCTGGTGCTAAGGGCGCCACTGGCTCTCAGGGTTTTCAAGGTGACCCTGGTAATAATGGTGCTAAGGGTAATACTGGGGCACAAGGTCCTGCTGGACCTACTGGTCCTCAGGGAGCACAAGGAGCACAAGGACCTCAGGGCGCAACTGGTCCAACTGGTCCAACTGGCGCTAAGGGCTCTACTGGTGCTGGAGTTAGTTGGACTCTCTTTAATCAGACAACAGTCGATGGTACTTTAGGGTTCAAGTATGGTTGTCCTGACGACGACGCCGATGGAGGCTTAAATGCCTATGGATGGGCTAGAACAGCCATAAGTGGTGTTAATTATTATTTTCCAATATTTCAGCGAGGGGACTAAGGTGTGTAGTTCCTTCATGGAAATAACAGACCATACGTGATAAATAAGGGCGCCGTAAAAGGCGCCCTGTTTGTTTTGTGTAAGCTAAATGCCTATATTTGATGACTAAATTGAATTGACATGATGCTAAATGCTTTTATCGTAGACGGATTCTACGACAATCCAGATGAGGTCCGCGCATTTGCCCTAGGCCAGGAGTTCAACGTAACTGGTAATTTTCCAGGTGCTAGGACAAAAAGCTTTTCTAATCAAAGCATCTTTGATACTCTTCAATCAATAGTAGGGCCTCAAGCGGGTAAAATTGATTATTATCCAGAGAACTACAACGGAGCATACCAGATAACAACAGCTAAAGACCGTTCTTGGATACACGCAGATATTGGCACAAAGTGGGCCGGCATCGTTTACCTAACCCCTAATGCTCCATTATCTAGTGGCACTGGGTTCTTTAGACATAAGGACTCTGGACTAACATGGTCTGCTGACGGACAGGGAGATTGGAATGCAGACTCTCAAGATATGACCAAGTGGGATTTGACAGCATCCATAGGGAACATGTACAACCGATTGATATTGTACCGCGGTAAGCAGTTTCACTCGTCTCTTGATTATTTCGGCAACAGCTTAGAAAACGGGAGACTGTTCCAGACATTTTTCTTTTCAACCGAAGAATGAACGTAGTCTTTCACGTTGGTTACTACGCCACACCCTGGAACGCAACTACTGGAATCCCCGGGGGGACAGAGCAGTGCATTGTAAACCTATCAAAACAGCTTGGCCTACTCGGTCATAATGTCTACATATATGGCAATGTATTAGAAGAAGAAATTAAATTTTCATCCGGCTCTGTTTCATTCCTGTCGCTTGGCTCTAAGGCCAAGCTCCCTGAGCTCATTGACTTTCTTGTTGGAGTGTCATATTTACACTATCTAAAATATTTCCCCAAACAAAAGGTTGGCTCAAGAATATTTTGGCTACACAACGAGGAACCATTTTTTTGGTTTGAAGGCCAAAAAATGTCTGATGCTGACATTGAATATGCCTTTGAAAATACTGACTTATTTGTCTGCCTTACTGATTGGCATAAATCTGATTTTCAGAAAAGATATCCTAAAACTATTGGAAAAATCAAAGTCATTGGGAATGGAATAGATGAGCAAAAAATACACAAGACAACTCAAAAGGAAAAAAACTCCTACGTGTATACCTCTCACGCCGAGCGAGGACTGGGCACCGTGCTTGATGATTTAGAGTCGGGAAAAATATCGGGGCATCTGCATATATGTACCCCTTTGTACGGCATAAAATATTTTAACGACCACTTCTTAGAAAGGATATCCGGGAAATCAAATGTCACCTACTACGGGTCCCTGTCTACCGAACAGCTCTATTTTCTGCTCAGCAAGATGGAGAACTGGTACTACCCAACTGCCTACAACGAGACCTACTGCATTACTGCCATTGAAATGCTAGCACATGAGGTAAAGCCAATTGTAAATGCTGTTGCGGGTCTTTCTGACACTCTTAAAGAATTTGCAAATGACACAAGCTGCTTGGAGTGTGTGAGGAAATATGTAGAGACGAGATGGTGGAGCAATGTTGCGAAAGAGTGGGTTTCTTTATTTCCCAAATCTACTCTTGGCAAAGGACCAAATAAAGTAATTGACCTCCCAAGTGATTGGCTTGAAAACATAACGCTTGTTCAGACAAACTATCCACCACCAAATTATGACGTTGACCAGGTATATATAATTTCCCTATCAACCGAGGCAGAAAATTCTAGCAAACTAATAGAGAAATTTGCAAATTCTGGAATAACGTCAAAATCTGTTGTGGTGTTTGACGCAACAAATGGCTACACCAATTATTTAATGCCAGAGGTCACCGTGTCAAGCTCATGGAAAATGGAGAGTGACAATAAATGGTGGAATCGCGACGTCACTCCAGGAGAAGTTGGCTGTGCCGTATCTCACTGGAGAGTGTGGAAAGATGCGTATAAAAATGGGCATAAACGAATACTGGTCCTTGAGGAAGACTTTACCGTTCTTCGTCAATTTGACCCAGCCCAGATTGCTAAATGTGGAGAAAACTGGACCCTGTTTTTTCTGGGTCACTGCTTCATACGGCCACCCCGACGGGACGTAACAGAAAACATTGTTGAGCCTGACTTTACCTATAATGCCCACGCATATATGCTTTCAGATGTCGGCTGTAAGCTGTTGCTAGACCAAAATTTTGACCAATCAATAATCCCAGTAGATGAGTTTTTATCTGCTACCTTCTGCGACCATCCCCGGGGAGACTTGCAAAAAATAAATCAAACTAGTAAGGCTTTAGCACTAGTTCCTGCTATCTTTGGTCAAACAAGCAATAAAGAAACGTCTACCACCGAAAACAAACCTAAAATAAATAAAATGAACCTTTGTGACTATCCTTATGATGAATTTGTCAAGCGCTTTGTAACCTATTCTGCGCAGACTAAAGAGTGGGAGTTAATTGTTGACGAACCAATTGCTGATGTGTTTATATTTCCCTTGTTTACTGAGGAATTCTGTAGCCTGCTAATAAAGCAGGCAGAAGAATCACAAAAATGGACTAGGAATAGGCATGCAAACTATCCCACCTGTGATATGCTAATTAACGAACTTGGACTTGCCTCTCTTTACCATAAGGTATTGGAGGATTTTGTTTATCCTGTTGCAATTCAAAAATGGGCGCTAGAGGGAAAGGAATGGCCCACTATGTCAAGTGAAAATTTTATTATCAAATATGATAAATCCATTCAAGGTCATTTGTCGTTGCACCACGACAGCGCTTCGATATCTATGGTCCTAGCCCTTAACGAGGACTACGAAGGTGGCGGCACCTATTTCTGGAGGCAAAAGGAATTACACAAAGGAAAAACCGGATATATATCTGTTCACCCTTCCGTAATCACTCATCGACATGGAGCAAGGGCGGTGACAAAAGGTCAACGATTTGTTCTTGTATCATTCTGTAATCGCAATAAATAATGAATCTTAATCCCACATTCCCAAAAGAAAACGGTCCAGACATGACCGGTTGGTACTTTTTTGAGGCTGCCTTTAGCCCCTTAGAAGTTGTTCAAATCAAAAATGAATTGGCTCCCATCCCCTTTCACAGGGCACAAGTCGCCAGCAATGCCGAGGGCGATGCTCTTGATGTTGTAAGGAAATCAAATATAAAATGGATTCCTAAAAACGAAACACACGGGTGGCTCTATGACCGGCTCATGCAGTATATGTCCATTGCCAATAACAACCTGTGGCATTTTAATCTTGAGTCTATTCTTGATTCAATACAATACACGCAATACCACGGAAACGAAAAGGGTTTTTACGGGTGGCACATGGATATCGGACCACAGGAATTGGCATTTAGAAAGCTCTCCCTTGTTGTCCAACTTAGCAACCCTTCCGACTACTCGGGCGGGGACCTTCAAATACGTTCAGGCCATGGCGAAGCAACAGTTTCAAAAACTCAAGGTACGGTAATTGTTTTTCCATCATATCTGCTTCATCAGGTGACGCCTGTTACCGGTGGCCTTCGAGAGTCTCTAGTGCTTTGGTCGGGGGGCAACAGCTATAAATAGTCTGTTATCTTTGCCTATATGGCAAATGAGACAGACATTCTAAAGAGATACGGTCTTTCTGGCTTTAGCAAGCCTAAAAAAACCCCATCACACCCAACGAAGAAGGGCATCGTTGCCGTCAAGATAGACGGTCGCCCTCGTATTATTCGTTTTGGTGACCAGAATATGGGGCACAACTATAGCCCCGAGGCACGCAAGTCATTCAAAAGTCGCCATGCGAAGAACATAGCCCGAGGCCCTGTTAGTCCAGCATACTGGGCTAACAAATTCTTTTGGGGTGGCTCCGCCGCTGACAAGAAGATGCCGCCAAAGTCTCAAAAATATACCAGAGGAATCTGATGAGCGTAGCGGTAAAAACAAACCCAGCCCTTTGGGAGCGGTCAAAGTCTCAGGCTAAGGCAAGGATGGGCGGAAAGCACTCTGCTCGCGCCATGCAGCTTGCCGTGTCTATCTATAAGAAGGCAGGAGGGGGATACTCTGGCGCTAAGAAAGCCACAAAGCTTTCTGAATGGTCTAAGCAGAAGTGGCGTACCAAGAGTGGCAAGCCGTCTTCTAAAACAGGAGAAAGGTATCTTCCTGAGAAGGCTATAAAGTCATTAAGTTCTGCGGAATACGCCGCTACTACAAGGGCTAAAAGAGAGGGGACAAAGCAAGGGAAGCAATACGTTGCACAGCCCAAATCAATTGCCGCGAAGGTAAAAAAGTTTCGTGTATAGAATTCTGTTTCGCTTAAAATGCAATGAGCTCACATCTATACATTTGCATAAACCATAATTAAATTTATATGAACTCAGTTGAATCACAGATGGAGCAGGCACTTATGAACGCAGGCGTTGATGTGTCAAACACTCCGCCAGCATCCCTTACGGGAAGTGCTGAAGAACAATTTACGGGACCCCCTTCGTTTCAAACCGAAGAGGCCCCGCAACCGCAGGAATCGACTCAGCCTGCAGAAGCTTTTGAGCCTCAAGCTCAAGAGCCTTTGGAAAGTGAGTCGAGTTCTTTGACAGAACCCTCTATCAGCGAGGGATTCATGGCATACCCCGAGCAATACGACAGCGAAACGCTAGAGGATAGTTACGAGGGTATGACCGATGATGACGTCGCTGAAATGTATGCCCAACTTGACCCCCGCATTCAAGTTATCGCAGACTTCGTTGCCAAGACTGGACGCTCTCCAGAAGACTGGTTCCGCTACCAGGCGCTAAACCCATCCGAAATGGATGACATTACCGCCGTGCGAATCAATCTCGCTAGTGAGTATTCTAATCTGTCCAATGAAGAAGTAAACTTCCTATTGTCTAGTAAATATAAATTAGACGATTCAGTTTACGGTGAAGATGAAATTCGCCTCGGTACTTTGCAACTCAAGCTTGACGCTGCAAAAGCTCGTACGCAAATGGAATCCCTCCGTGAGGAGTTCCAAATGCCTGAGTTTGAAGAACAGCCCCAATCTCAATCATACGAAAGTCCTTTCGATGAAAGTTGGATGCGCGGAATGCACAATTCTCTCGGTGAACTTGGACAGATTTCTTTTGACCTGCCCAACGGAAAAGAGTTTAATTTCGGCGTTCCCGATTCCTACCGAAACGAATTGTTTCAGGAGAATGTTGAGATGGAAAAGTTCTTCGACAAGTATATGGATAGCGAAGGCCAGTGGGACCACGACCTATGGAATATGCACCGCACGGTAACGGATAATCTTCCGAACATCTTGCAGAACATCTACCAGCAGGGCCTCAGCGACGGACAGCGAGCAATCGTTGAACGCGCTGCAAATGTGGACTCATCTAACCCCGTTTCCCCAATACAAAATCAAAACAACGCCTTAGCCGAGCAAATCTTAGATGCGCTCGGACGGCAAAAAACCTTAACCTTCAAAATATAGCATAAATCATGGCTACAACTAGTGCACCCCCCGTGTATAATGACAACAAGGCAGCGGTATTCCGCCGCCTTGACCCGACCAAGTACACCTCCTTGGCCGACTACATCGACGAAATCAACGCTCCCGACAACCGCGACCAGCTGGTCAAGACCTATGGTTACCAGCAAATCAGCGGCGGGCTAACGGGGTTTCTAAACCTTACAGGCGCAGTACGCGGAAACGGTACCGCCGATGAGGTCCAGTATTGGGAAGAAACCCGCCTACACGCCTACGCATCTGTGGCTCCTACGGCTTCTGCCGCAGCTGCAGCTACTACGTTTATAGGTCAAAAAGCAACCAGCGACGCTTCTGTCCTTCGTTTGAATGACGTAGTTCTCGTTGGCGGACAAGACCGCTTCATCGTTACGACTATCAGTCCGACCGGCGAGGTATCTAACACCGCTACCGCTAACTACACCTTCCAAGCTCTTTCTAGTTCTGGCCTAACCGCCTCTGTAAGCACTGCCTCTATTAACCTTCCGGTTATCGGCAACCTGTTTGCTCAAGGTTCTGACCAAAACGACGGATACTTGGAATCTAACATCATCAAGCGTACCAACGCTTATAGCATCATCAAAGAGGTATTCAAGGTTACCGGTTCTCAAGCCACCAACATTGGCTGGATTAACGTGGGCAACGGCGACTACCGCTACTATGTCAAAGGAGAGATGGACACCCGTTCTCGCTTCCTCGACAAGCGTGAAATGATGTTGTTGCTGGGCCAAGGCATCACTAGCTCTTTGACTACTACGAACATCGGAGGTCTTCCTACGTCTGGAGAGGGTTACTTCTCTGCCATCGAAAACCGCGGTATCGTACAGTCTGGATTGATTGATACCTTAGCTGAGATGGACATCTTGATTGCTGAACTTGACAAGCAAGGCGCTGCTCCCGAGTACGCTATGTATGTTAACACAACCCAAGACCTGGACATTGACGATATGGTTGCTTCATTGAATGGCGCTGCTGGATTCGCAAGCTCTACTATTGGTGTTAACGCATTCGGTGGTAAGGTAGGCGAAGCTGCAATGCTTGGATTCAAATCATTCTCTCGTGGTTCTTACACGTTCCACAAGCACGGCTGGAAGCTTCTTAACGACCCGACTTTGCTGTCTGGTTCTAAGTACCAAGGCGTGATGATTCCGATGACTACTGTTGTTGACCCCAAGACTGGCAATCGTGCCGCTGCTTTGGAGCTTAACTACAAAGACACCAACGGCTACAGCCGTGAAATGGAGCACTGGATGACCGGTTCTATCCTGGGCGTTGCTAACACGAATGAGGACTCCTTGCAGTTCAACTATCGTTCTGAGTGCGCCTTGGTTACTCGTGCCGCTAACCAGCACATCCTTATCAAGACCTAAACCTGGAAATCTGGAGGGGGTTTCGGCCCCCTTCTTTTTTTATTTTTTAATTTTATTTAGTAATGAGTACAGAACAAACCCCCATTCCCGCCAAGCGCGGACCCCGTGTCATCGAGGCAGTAACACCAACAGCTAAACGAGGCACGACCGTTATCCAACGCGAGCAAGCTCCCAACCTACAGAAAATCTATGAGATTCCCTATGGCGGTGGCATTGTTTGCAAAATCAAGTCTGAGGCTACGGTCTATGACAGAGAAACGCGAGAGGTGCGCGGCATTAGATACTGCCCCAACGAGCCTAGCGTTTACACCGACGAGCAGAGCCACAACGCACGACGCGAGCACATCCTCTTTCGTAACGGTATGCTAGTAGCACCTGAGAACAAGCCTAACCTTGCTCAGTTTCTAGACCTACACCCGCAGAACAAAGCCAACGGCGGAGAGCTGTTTCAATTAGTTGAGCGCTCTCGTAACGTACAGGCACAGGTAGACCGAGAGTTCTTGATGCACGATGCTGTTGCATTGGTACGCACCAAGGAGCTTGACGAGCTATTAGCTGTTGCTGTTGCGCTAGGAATTAACATCCAGCAAAAGAACATTGAGATTCGCCGCGAGCTTCTTACGGAAGCTAAGGCGAACCCTGACGCTTTCATTAAGATGTTTGACGACCCTAGGGTTAAATGCCGTTCTTCGGTTATCCAATCAAATGACTTCCAAATCATTTCCCTCCGTCCCGATGGAGTGTATTGGTTTGACAGTGGACGTCTTATCCTATCGGTACCCGCTGGGCAGGACCCCACGGACATTATGGTTCGTTTCTGCCTCACCGAAAAGGGAGCATCTGTTTATGAGGAACTTGTCACCCGTTTGGAGAAGTTGTCGTAAATTTGCGTCACACAACACAAGTCGGGCCCATCTGGTTGGTATCTAGGGTTCGACAAACTGGGGGCTTAGGCCCCCTTTTTCTTTTTGTATATTTGCCATAAAGCCAAAGACTATGGCAAGTGTAGAAAGAGTATACAGAGCAGTAAAAGACATCGCAAACAAAGACCAGCGTGGGTTTATCACGCCGGCTATCTTTAACGAGTTTGCATCAATCGCGCAGATGAACGTATTCAACCGTTTGTTTGACGAGATGAGCCTTGCTGTGCGTATGCGCCGTGCTGGCACGGATGCGCAGCGGCAGTTCGCCAAGGCTAAGAAAGTTCAGGAGGACCTCTCTACGTTCTCTAAGAAGTCAACATTGAACTTGGCTTCGGGTGTGGTAGACAAGCCTTCGGATTTTGCTAGGGTTATTTCTATAACCACTCCCGGGAAATATGTCCTTGGTGTGTTTCAGCAATATCAAGTTCAAGTTGTGTACAACACTGAACACATAGATAGAATCCTAAACAGCGATTTATCAAAGCCCACAAGCATTGCTCCCGTTGCTCTTATAGGCAATCAAATTGAGGTGTTTCCAAACGTAAACACTAGCGTCACTTCAATCGTATTTCGGTACTACAAGCTTCCCCAGGGGATTGTGCCTACCACGGGCGTTAAGACCACCTCTGCGCCTTCTTTTGGCTACACCTCAGCGGTTCCCGGTGTCGAGCTGTACTCCGCTGCCAACAGCGTAGACTTCGAGCTTCCTGAGCAATATTTTACGGAACTCGTTGTGGAAATTTTAGGGTTGGTTGGAATCAATCTACGTGATAGTGATGTCTACAGCTACGGCTCTAGTGAAACCGCAAAAGACGAAGCGCAATAATGTCATACTCATACATCCCCCTAGACCAGGTTATCAACGACTACATCATCGCGATGCAGGAGGACGACTACGCTTCCAACGTAGCCGACTATCAGATACGCCAGTATGCCCTTCGTGGAATCCGTGAGTTCGGAATGGACATCTCCGCAAACATCAAGAGCGTGCTCCTTGACGTAAACGAGCAGTACGGGTACGTGGAGATTCCTTGCGACCTTTTAGCCCTTACCAAGATAGGGCAGATAGGAAGCGACGGCCTTGTCTATGTCTTCGCCGAGAATAAGAACATGAACCTCTTGGAGAATTACCCCGCCGATAGCGTTCCAGATTATCTTCTAGGGTTTGACTCTTATGTCTTCAGAAACTTTCTGTTTGAGGGGACCGCGGGCCGTCTTTACGGAATGGGTGGTGGCCAAGGCGCTGGAGAGTACCGAGTGAACTGGGCAGAGAATCGTATTGAGATTTCGATGCTGTCTGCCACGACACAGGTGTTGATAGAGTACATCTCCGATGAGGCCAAGTGTGAAAACCCTTCGGTCCCCACGGCGGCTGAGGAGGCCCTTCGTGCGTACATCTACTACAAGACCTTAGAGCGCAAGGCGAGCGTCCCCATGGGGGAGAAGCAGCGTGCTCGCTCGGAATACTACAACCAACTTCGCTTGGCTAACGCTCGCATGAAGTCATTTAGTAAGAATGATGCTTTGCAAATCATTCGCCGCAACTTCCGCCTAAGCCCAAAAGCATAAGCTATGCCATCTATTGACAAGCTGATACCTCGCTATCTGAATATAGATGACGACGAGCGACTGATAAAAAACATAGAGATGACCGATGCGCAAAACCTGCGCATATCGGTGGATGTCGAGCGTGATGCCCTTGTGGTAAAGAACGCCTATGGTAATGTTGCCCGCTCGAGCACATTGGAGAACGGCTCAATGCCCGCCGGTACCAACGTGGCTATCGGCTCCATAGCCGATGACACCACGCATCAAATCTATTTTGCGGTGTTTAACAGCAACGCTTCCCATATTATTATTAGGTATGACTTTAACGCCAAAAAGGCGTATAAAGTATACCAGAGCTCTGTGCTTCAGTTTTCGCAGGACTCCTTTGTGCAGATGTCTATCGTTAGGAACTCCAACACAGACATCCTGCTATACCTAAACGATGGCCTGACGCCACCCAAGAAGATAAACGCCACTAAGGCAGAGCAGAGTGTTAGCGGCAGTGGAGGATATCCTGCCGCCTTTACCTCTGGAACCGATGCCGAGAAGCTCTTGTACATCACCGTAGCCAAGCAGCCCCCGCTAGCCCCTCCTACGGTTGCATTTTTTAATAATGTTAAGTACCCTCAGAATGACCTCTTCGAGAAGAACTTTCAGTTTGCGTATCAGTATGAGTACATAGACGGAGAGCAGTCTGCCCTTGGCCCCTACTCAGCCCTGACCGTTACGGAGTACCAGCTTAAAGATGGATTTATCAATTTCGACGACAGGCTCACCTATAACGAAATAAGGATAACTGTTGACAACAATAAGGGGGACGTCAGTAAGATAAAGATATACGGACGCCGTGGTGACAGGGACGCTGCGTTCTTCCTTGTGGATACCATTTTGAACAACCCTCTTGGTGGCACGCAGTTTATAACATTCCGTGACGACACTAGCTATATTCCGCTATCTGCCGATGTGCAGGACAAGCGCTTTGACAACGTACCCCAGGTCGCCGACTCACAGGCAATCTGTAGCAGCCGCCTGTTCTACGGAGGTTATACCGAGGGGTATCCCAACCTTGTAGTTGAGGGCACTACTGTCATCGCCAACTACAATGAAAGGCCGGAGGTTGATAACTTGGCCATAGCACTGGTGCCTAACCCTGACGCGAGTGACAACGACTATGAAAAAAACCAGTTTTTCTCTATTGATTTTAGCTCAATACCCGCAATAATCACAGAGGACTCTTCTCTGTTTTTGTCATTTTCTTGGGATGACGGTTTTGTAACCTTAAAAAACGGATTTGTAAATAATGAAAGGGACTACAGGTTTTTTGAGGGAAATGGAAGCACCGCAATTACCGAGAGCCCAAAAGGAGACCCACTTGAAGCGGTTTCTGGTATGCGTCAAAGTGGCTCTTTTCAAGGCGGATATACGATTGGTCCCAATGTAGATGGACCATTAAAATTTCCCCCCACTATTCGATTCATAAAGCAAAAAAACACTAGCGAAACAGAAGAAAAAAGTGTCCCAATTAACGAAATAAAGAAGGGAATTAAACTCGTGACAGGAGGCATTCAGGTACGCGAAAGAATAGAAATTCAAAAGAATGCCACAAGGCAACAGGTCATTGATGCTGTAACTGCTAAAATAAACAAACGCTATCCCTTAATAGCAAACCCTCAGCCAGGAAATGGTGGCTTTAGTATTTTCACAACGGGAGGCGGTACCGCAACCACAGAGTCCGCTGCGTTTAGGGGCAAAGGGTATTCATTTATCGAAAAAAAAAGTCAGACTAATGACGTGGTGACCTATAGAGTTCAAATTGATATTCTTACCATTTCCGTTGACAAATTTGTATTCGGGACTAAGCAGGCAGACGTAGTAGACCCAGATGCGCCTACTGCTCAATTTGACTTTATTGAAGGGTCTGCTAATTCACTGGGCGACAGCAATCGAATGTTTGTTTGTCCAAATGCAGAAAACGGCAGGGGTCAATTTGTGGGGATTCAAACAACCAACAAAGCCGAGAGCAATGGGCGAGTCGCTCGGGTAGACCCCACTATTGTTAGCGGTGGCTGTTTCTTAATAGGAAAGCAGAAGATGGAAGGCAGTCAGTGCTTTAAGTCTGGAGCTATGCA